AAAGGTGTACGCCATCAAAGTAAATAAAAATATTACCATCTAACAGAAAGTCTGTTACTAAATTTCGTTTGAACGTGCTAATATCCTGATAAAGGTTTGGCTCTTTGTTAAGTAATATATTTAACTTGGCTCTTTTGACGCCTTTATAAGGATTATTGATAGGGAGGGACGGGCCAATCTTGGTCGTAATTTCAGAAACATCATCTACAATCATATTGACGCCCGTATTAACAATTTCTAGTTGCTCATACGCAAGCTCATAAGAATATGTTAATTCACGAGACGATTCTACTTTATGATCATACCATGGCTGGGCAGGATTAAGTTTTTCTTCTGTTTCTACTGTTTCCCGACCAAGAATTTTATTATACCAAGCCATTTTTCTCTCTTTGAATCTCTACCCATCTTTGCTGTTTTTTTGCTGTGTGCAAGGGGGGATTTCTGCCATATATACTATGTAACTTTAAATGATGCTCATGGCAAAGAGTTACAGTATAATCGTATAATTCTTCAATGTGTTCATTAATGAACTCATCTCTAAATTCTCTAATATCTTCTTCAAAATAGCCCATTTCTTTTATCCACTTATGGAACAAAGGGCTTAGACTAAAAAAGTGGTGAAAATCTAACTTAGTGGTAGCATTGCAGATATAGCATTTATTGTCTTTTTCATATCTTGCTTTTGCTTTATCCCGTATATATTTTATCGGGTCTCTTTTTAGCTTCTCCATTTTTTAGAATACCATTTTTTACTTACGAAATTATATCGTGTACCAGATACATTGTCAACTACTATTTTTAAGCAGGTGGTAATTATAATCTTATATTGTTAGTTTTTTATTCTTGACCGCTTTCTTTTATCTAAATTACAGTTTTGTAATTCTTTTTTATTAGTAGTCATTTGATTTGCCCAGTGAAGCTCATTAATAAGACGGTTATACCACTGTATTTCCATGGTACCTTGATTCTTATCCCGCTCTTCTATAAGTTGCTGCACTCTAATTTCTATATAATTCATTTAGAATCCCGTATTGCTAGTCTCAAAAGAGTAAATAGCATACCTTATGGCGTCTGCCATATGAGAAGCTCTATTATGTTTTGGCTTCTCTTTTAATAGATTAGGATTAGGATCCCATTGATATTGGTCCAAAGCAGCTAAAGATTCTTTACATTTTTGAGACACTAATAAGTTATTGTTGTCGACTATACCTGCGACATGAGATATACCATCCAGTATAGATTTTTTTGCATTGATAGTACTAATATCGTAGTTTTGTGCAAAATCAAATCTTGTTTGTTGTGCTGCTGAGTCAATATAAATGTAATCTATATCCCATTTTTGAATTAAAGCTTGAATTTCTATTGCGTGCTGCTCAGTTGTTCTCTCTGCGTCTAAATATTCGTCTACTAAAAAGTACTTTTCTTCATCCCAATCGTATGCAACAACACAGAAAGCAGTAGGGTCTCTATAGCCTACATCAAGTCCTGCAAAAACATCCATTTCTTTTGTCTGAATATCCTCGAGATTAACTGTACAGTTTTCATAATCAAATTTCCATACCTGCCCCTCATAAGTATTGAAGTCAGCTTCGTATTCCTGTTTGAACTCTGCTTCAGACATACTTTTACGAGCTTCGTTAATGTCTGCTTCTGTCATTCTAGGATTATCTTTATAAGTTGCGCGAACAGATGCCCATTCAGAAAAAGCATCCTCATAACCTCTATTAAAAAATTCAGCAAACCAATTGTTTCTACCACGAGGTGTAGATATAAATAATGCCTTAGAGTTATCTTTATCAAGGGTGGGCCGAAGTGCGACATTAAAGGCATCCTTGCCGTCTGCTAACGCTGCTTCGTCAAAAATTATAAGATCGTAACTTCGACCCACACATGAATCAACTTGGTTTACAGAACCCATTCTAATAGTAGAGCCATTAGAGAGCTCTATAACTTTATCTTTTGCATTATCTTTGGTTACTTCTAGGTCAAAGTGTTTAATTAAGTTTCTTTGTAAGTCAAACGATATTTGAGAAAGCGCATAATTTGGAGACATAATTAATATATTTGAATTTGGCACTAAAGATACTAATTGTCCAATAATATTCGCTATGTACGTCTTTCCTTGTCTTCTCGATACCGCTGCACAAACGAACCTATATTTAGGATTATTTATAGCATTAATAATTGCTTTTTGTGAAGGTAGTGCCTCGACTCCTAACATTTCTAGGTAAGGAGCCACAGGTAGCTTAAGAAACCTAGTAGTCTTATCTATATCTACTAAGTTTTCTGCTACTACGTCCTGCCTACTAACTTCTACTGCCATTTTATTTATCTCTCTTTAGTTATGTCTACTAGGTATCCTTCTGCGAAGCAGGAAGCTTCATGATTACCCGATACTGTTTTCATTTGAAGTTGTATATCAGTACCTTCATCATACTTAAAAGGGGCAGTTCTTGTAATTGTAAAACTATCTGCAAAAGACAGCTCACCCACTCTTAAGTTTACTCCAGTACTAGTAGTAATAAAGTTTCGAAAAAATCCTATTTTAGACGTAGGAGCCCCTGAACTTTCTGCAGAAAATGCATTTATTCTTGTTAAGTAAAAAGAACAATTTTTTGGCACTGTATATATAGAGGCTTGATTTTTACCCTCTGTGGGACGAATACTAGCATATATCGTAGTTTCGTTTTTTAATTCTACGCGACCAAGTGCGTTGCCTGACACCGTTATAAGATCATTTACTCTGAAAAAAGGTTGGGGGACAACTACTGGAGTGTCTCCAGTTAGTGCTACTACGGCAGATATTTCTGTATAATTTTCATCAAGTCCTTTAATAAGAATAGAAACAGCAGTATCGCTCGCACTGGTAGAGACAATACTCATAGTTAAAGGTTCTGAAGGAAAAACATAAGGCACTAATTGATCTCCTATAACTACGCCGTCTCCCGTACCCTCCCATACTGCTGTAAAAATAGGCGTAACATTAGGGTGGTACCCAAAAATATTTCGAATAGAAGTACTAGGTACTTTCCCCTTGGCTATATTTAAGGGGTTAGTATCTACCTGTGTAATACCTAAATGTGCTCTCATAAAGTTTCTCTTTTTATTTTATATAGCTATGCTATCACTTATTGACATAATTGTCAATATATATTTTTAACCACCTTTAGGTATACCTAGGTGTTTACCATTTCACCTTATCAGCCCAGTAAGCTGCGCTCATTTTGCCTTTCGCAATATTTTTAGCATGACGAGCCTTAAAAGATCTTCGCCTAGCCGCGTAAGAAGCACTTTCCCCTTTCTTTTTAGGGGAACCACTAACTCCTTGCTGACCAAAGCGTATTGTTTTAACTTTGGTACCTACTTTAGCAACAACTACATGAGACTTTTTAGGGTGTTTTGGAGTTCTTTTTGCTTTATTAAATTTACTTACTCCGGCTCTTTTTAATGCCGGGTGTTTCTTTTTAACGCTTCTTTTTTTTCTTGCCATTTTTCTTTTTCCTTTTTTTAAACCCCGCCTTCATAAAAGAATAAGCTTTAGCCGATATAGTAGATTTCTTTTTAGACCTACTTATACCTTTCTTTTTTCTACGATTTATATTTGCGTACAAACCCCGAGAAGCCATCTATCTTCTCCTTTTTTTAGTTTTACGCTTTTTCTTCTTACTCCAAGGTTTTCCATTATGGTACTTATTAATTAAGCTCATTACTCCTCCTCGTCGCACTCGCATGGGTCACATGCACAGTCCTCGCACTCATCGTGCGCCTCAGTTTCCGACTTTGGTTCCAAAATCGGACTTTTTACAGAAACTTTACTCATAGCTGCTGCTATGGCTTCTTTTTCTGATTTAAAGGAAAGAATTCCACCTTTACCATCTGGTAAAAGCCACCTGTTTCTACGTTTAGTTATGTTTTTCATCTAACTCTCCTATTCACTAATTAGCAGTTCAAAACTGCTAAAGCCTCCAGCACCTGCTGGTAATTCAAAAAAGTCTGTTGCTAAGCCAAATTTAGTTACGCCATATTGATCTTCGAAAAATACTAACTCCTCTCCCGGAGCATAAGTAAAAACAGTAGCGTTTGCCACTCTGGGCTGTGTAGCAATAAAATAATATCCATATCGGTCGTAAGAAGCTGTCAAAGTAACATAGCCAAAATTTAAAGGCGCTATCTCTACGGCGTTGAAATCTATGTTATCAATAGGAATAATAATATCAATACTATTAAAATTATTAACAGGGTTAAAGTATCTATCTAGGCCTGTTATAATCGGCAAGGATTGCCTATCAACAAATACAGCATTATCTTCTATGGTAGATACTACAAGGGGGCTTTCTACATAAACTTCTGCTTCTGCACTGTTATGTGCTACATTAGGTAAGTTTTGTCTTTTATTGTTAGTTATAGATACTTTTTGCTTGTATAAATATATGGCCTCAATATCTGGTTTTTCTACAGGTAAATCTACATAAACTTCTGCTTTCCCTGTAGTATTGGATGATACAAATGAGGGATATGTAAAGTAAGCAGTTCCTATAGAAACCCTTATAGGTCTTTCTTTCAAAGACCATTTATTTCCAGAAAAAGCATCTCCAGGCCAAGGTTGGTCGATAGCTATTTTAACTTGGGGATACATATATACAGTTCCTGGACTAAATGCAGGCACTTTACTTAAGTCGAAATCTATTCTTGGAGATATAGGCGTTGGTTCTGTGGTTTCTACTCCGGCCTGTTGATCTGCACTTAAGAGGTCGTTGGGGGAGTCTTCTGTTTCTTCCCAGCTTCTAAGAACATTTGAATAACTACCAGTAGGTTCCGCCATAGGATCTGTTAGAATATCGACCGTATCCCAGGTGTCCGCCATAGTAATATGAATTTGATTTATATAAGCATTAGATACAAAGCAGTCGGTATCATATGCAAAAGGACTTAACCCCCATAAAAGATAGGTATCTTTGTTTTGGTCATAACTAGTCAACCCCGTATTTTCCGTACAAATTAATTCAAGAGTCGTCTTTAAATACTTATTTCGACAATAAAAATAGTGATCGCCAGTCTGAAAGTCAATTAAATACACTATTCTTGCGGTAGCTTTATCAGTTGTGGTCTCATTAGGAGCAGGGAAAAAATCAGTCAAAGACGCAGTATTTTGATAATCAAAAATAGTCATATTAGTATAAGTATTATTTGTACTATCCTCTCTCGATCTTACATCTGCTGTTTGAGCGCCGTTACTCAAAAGAATAGCACTATACTCTTCTGAGTCCGTTATGCTGTCATAAAATCTACGGCGTAGTTGTGCTCTTGCATCGTGATTCAAGGTTGGAAAACTTTGAGCAGTCTGCCCCAATGCATTAAAGGGTATACCATTATAGGCACTTGAAATTCCAATGACTGCATCAAATATATGAGGATAAGCACCCTCATACGCAGTACCATTAAAACTTTTGTAATAATCAAAAGTTACTCTTAAATATCTTCTTGATATAGCTGCACCATTAATTTTAAACGCTATTCCTTCTCGTTGGGGGTTGAGTTTAGTATTAATAAATCTTGCATACACCCCCGCATCGGGATTTAGTATTCCAAACCCCGTACCTGTAGCAACCCTACTAGTTGCAGTTATTCCCGTAGGAGAGCTTATGTCTTCTAGACCTCCTGCTATGCTTGTAGGTCTGTGTGCTGGTTCAGCAGCAACTTGAACAGATTCGTATACTGCGCTCACGGGCCCGTTTTGATTAGAATAAATTCCTGTCGGAAAGGGTACAGCAAAGGGGGATATTGTTGATGTAATTTCTACGGATTCAAAAGTAGTAGTTGTACCAGAAGCCCCGCTAGGTCTTAGTTCGGATATATTCTACCCTGAAGCCCATGGATAATCGTAAGACATACGAATATTAGGGCTTTGACCTAGTTGTATAGTTTCATTAAAACCTGATAAAATAGGAGCTACATAAACACTAGTAGAGGACGATAAACCCGCCTCTACTGCTCCATTTACAAACCTACTTCTCAGCTTATCTCTTCCTATGTTTAGTTGAGTAGACACCCCAACGACAGGAGATCTAATATCTTCTTCCGTTACAAATACCTGTGCTTGAGGGCCTTGAGCTCTTTCTTCCCCCCAGTATACGTTATAGGGGGATAAAATCCTACGAGGATACTGCGTAGTTACTGTAGGGCTTGCAGGAAAAATAGCAGAAATAGGTATTTGAGTAGCTGAATTATTATCAATAACTTCAATGTCTGTTTGAGAAAAAGAAGGGGGTGATACGTAGTACTGCTGTCTAGTAGTAGCTATAGTAGTGCTACCATATTCTACGGCGCCTACGGATATTTGTCCCGGTTGGTCTACAACCAAAACAGAAGCTACCGAATCGTCAAAAGTCTTCGGGCGATCAAGAGCTGACGGAGTATATTGCTCCGTCAGTATTCCTATTTCGATAATAACTTTAGATGTAGCAACCGAGACACTCATTACTATACGTCTACACTAGCTGTAATATTAGAAAAGCCTGCGCTATTTATAAATATATCTACTGCTAGCTCAGCAACCGCTGAAGTCGTTACTGTTAATACTGTAACTCCTCCAGTAAAGGTCATACCCGTTCCTTCTATTAATAGTTTAACATCTGTAGATATTCTATCTCCCGTAGCGTTATAAGCGCTAACATCAACGGTTGAGGGTATCTGCGAGCCCGCATAGGTATAACTAGTTTGTGCAGGAGTTACTGTTACAGTTAAAGGTAAAGTAGGTGTAAGCAAATGAACTTCGGGATAGCTTGTACTACCTAAGGATGTGCTGCCTTTTATAAACCATATTCTATCCGTACTGTCTCTTCCCATAGAGCCTACATCAAAAGGAAGCGAGTTAGCTTGTTCCCACCCAGTAGCTGAGTTAAAAGCATAAATCTGAAAAGAATAATAGTCTTTTAAACCCATTAAACTTTCTTCATCATTTAAAAATATATACTCTTGAAAAGGCACATTTAAAACATGTTTACTATGAAAAGTAAATACTCTAGGGTCTGCAGCATCTATTTTCCAAGTAAGCATAGTACGAAACAGAGTAGAGGAAGTAAAAGCTCGCGCCTCATCTACCCATATATATGTTAGATATCTTTCTCCCCCAAATTCAAACATATGTAAGAGTGTAGCACCCGTAATACTCTGTTCACTAGTACTAGCACTAAACATATAAGTTGTGTAAGCTCCTTCGAACAGGTTTGTTTGATTCCAGGCGTCTACCTCTGATGATTTGCCTGTAAATCCCACCGTAGCACCCGCATGTGGATTCATTTGCGTATCTGTTTGGAACTTGAAGGTGTCATCCGACTTATCCCACGTCCAAAGAATTGGATGAAAGTTACTTTCTTCGTCTACATAGTTGGTATACCAAAGCACTGTATTCCCTGAGACATCTCGTGGATCAGTAAAATATTTAGTAGGCCTATTTCGCGTTTGATAAGTAGAACTACCGTACATCCTCCCATTTACGTCGCCAACCATCGTACCATCAGATGCAAGGCCTTCTAGATCAGCGCCGCCGGTCTGGAACGCAAGATTTGAATTAGTAATGCCTCCAGTGGTCTTGACGATCGTCGACGTATTCAACGATGATGAAGTACATTTCTGAATATCTACGCTCCTGCTACCGCTCCAATCATCCATGAGCCAGTGAGGTAGACCATCAACTTCACTGAATCCAAGATATGAAAACTCGGAGTACGCTGTAAGTATGAATCCGGCCTGGGGTGTATTCGCAGTCGGCCAACTAACAGGTATAAGACCGAAACCATATCTATACCAACTACTAGTATTATTCTCATAATTCATTCTACTCCAAATCAGCCTCGAGGTAGGTTGATAATAATCAAGTATAAAACTGTAAGCCCTAGAGTTGAATGGTGAACTGGTGATGGTGTTTGTGGTTACTCCTCCCTGAAAAGGAATATCATTAAATCCTTGATCAGAACTAATTTTGTAACTATCTATGTAAAAATACGCCTGAGTAGTGTTATTACCACTGGAATGAAATACTGCATCGTTAGATCCATTATTAATTACAAAAGCTCCCGCTTTTGCTGGATTATTTCTATCCATTGAAATATCAAACTTTCTAGTAGCCTGATTAAGATAGTTACTAGAGACAGAGGTGTACTGTTTAAACTCTGTCCAAGGCTTCATCAAGCTTCCAATTTGGTACCTACCATTTGTAAGACTGGTATTACTTCTTTGGTTCATCGCATTGGTGCCGGTAATTCCATTCGATCGCGCCGAGCTGGTACCATACATTTTATTATAAATAGGGCTTAATGTACTGAAGTCGTGCTGAGCGTCAAACAAAAAGAAATCATTACTTGAAACACGAGGGTCTTCAAATACACAAAATTGCCCGCTGTGACCTTGATAGTCTATAATTTTAGCCATTTATACCACCTCCACTTCATATCGTTCACAAAAAACAGACACAGCTTCTTCTTCGGAAGTTATGGCAATTTTTGCATCCAGATTGCTATATGCAACTCCTACGCTATTACCCCAAGGAACTAAAGGGTCCTCACAGTTAAATATGTAATATGGGTCTTCCCATACTACCTCTACTGGCAGAGCTCGAAACTCGTCCAAGCCTATTCCATCTTCATCTTTTGCCCGCTCGCCATCTTCTCCGAAGACGGGAACTAGACACCTAATATTATAATTGCTCAAAATTGATCTCCTTTATGAGTAAATGAACTTCACGGACAAGTTTGTACCTGGTCCTGATATTATGTCAAGAGTTATTTCATCCACCAAACCTACAGTTACTCCGCTAGTAAAAGCAGCCTCTACAATACCTTGCGCTGAAGGCATTACAAATTGTTGAACTTCTACGGAATTTTTCATAACTGCAAAAATAAGAGTCTCTCCTGACGGTTGATCGACTTGAGCTCTTATTTCATGCAATGTTATTGCTTGCTGTGGTTGAAATACCTGTTGACCCTCTAATGGTCCAGTAAAGTTTCCGGCTCGAACTAAGTAGAACGCATTAGTTCTCTTTAGATTATACCAAACTGTACCTTCCCATACGTATAGTGCGCCTGTGTCCTGTGCAAAAGATAAATCACCTAAGTTACCTAAAGAAGGAAACGAAGCTCTAGTT